CGGAAAATATTGCTAGACTTGTTTATCTTGAAGAAATTAATGCTAGAACTGGTGGACATGATATTCCATACCAACGTCAACGTATTATGGATGTTACCAATGAGCTTGGTGCTACTAGGCTTATTGTGGATTGTACCGGTATTGGTGGTGCAGTTGAGCAAGACCTTAGATTAGCTTGTTTAGATTCTAATGTTCATTTTGTACCATTCGTTTTTACTGGTGGCCCTAAAGGAACTAAAACTCAAATGTATAGAGATTTTGTATCTTATATACAACAAAACAGAGTTAAGGTACCAAACCCTGAACATTTAGAACCAGATATGGCTAAATTAATACACAAATGGACCAGAGAGCATATAGAGTTAGAATATACTATGGATGCTGCTAATAAAACAGAAAAGATAGCAGCACCTAGTGGTAAGCATGATGACTATTGTGATAGTTCAGCTATGGGAATACATGCAACTTTAAGTATGTTACCTATGTCTGGTAACTTTGGACAATCGATTGTATCACGTCCTATTAATAGAAATACACCAAATAGGGGAAATCATTCTAATACTCCACTTTTTACTACTTCTAGGCGTAAAGTTACACTAAACAAGCAGTCTTTGAGTGGAATGTAACAAAAACTTTATATACTCATTAAAGTTAATTATAAATAGCCATGTCGTTTATAGATAATATTAGACGTCGTTTTGCTGTAACAGGCAGCAATCCTACGTACAAAGAAGACGACCCACGAAGTTACGGTGCGGGAGTAATCCAAAGACTCAAGATAAATCGAGGATTTGGTTCTCAAGATAAAGATTACGAACCACACATAGGTAAGAATAGAACATATATGAATATATATCTTTCTGACCCTATAGTTCGAACTTTAATTGATTTACCGTGCCTATACGCTGTTAAAGATAATTTTGATATTGTTACAGCTGATGACGGAGTAAGGGAAAAAGTAGAAGAAATGTTCCGCGATATAAATATAGAACATATATTATATGGTTGGGTAAGAAATGCACGTATTTTTGGAACAGGGTATTTAGAATGGACAGGAGATAATTTGGTTCTCAGGTCTAGTCAAAATATGTATGTCAAAAGAAATGAGCACGGACAAATTATGTACTACTATCAAAAAGTAGGTGATGATGAAGAAAGTGTTCGTTTTGAAGAAGATGAGATTATAGAATTAAAAAATAATCAATTTGATGATTTTGCATATGGTCTATCTGATATACACCCTATTATATATTTAGTTGATTTGAAAGACTACGCAGAAAGAGATATAGGTGCTGCTTTAAACAAATATGCTTCAAGTAGATTTGATGTTAGTGCAGGATTACCTGATATGCCTTATGGTCCTGATAAAATTAACGAAATTGTAGAAGCATTTAATACTTTAGCCCCCGGTGAAGATATTATCCATGGTAACGACATAGTTATTAAAGAGTTACAAGGTTCACAGAGAGCATTCGAATACGGTAAGTATACTGATGACATTTTAGATAAAATACATGTAGCTCTTAAAACACCCAGAACTATGTGGACAGACCCAGAAAAAGCACGCCCTATTTTTGAACCATACGTAAGATATTTACAAACAATGATAGAGGGTGCACTAAATGCACAACTTATGCCTCAGTTAGAAAAAGGAGAGGCTAAGTTTAAGTTTAGGCAAATTAACGTTGATGACGCATTTACTAAAGCTAAGACTGATATGATTTACTTATCAGAAGGTGTACTATCACCCGGAGAAGTAAGAGAAGAACGTGGACTTAATGCAGAAGGAGTAGCCACATTGG